GAGAGTTCAATCCATTATTTGCTAGGTCGGGCAAAGCTACAGGGATTAGAATATATTAAGAACATGATAGTATTGAGGCAAAACTGTGTATAGCTCACTAAATATTTACAATCAGCCCATAACACAAGCTGCTACCACAGTTGCAAGCCCTAATGCAGCCTATCAGCGTATGGCTCAGTTCTGGGATTTAATTACAGATTTGAAAGAAGGAACATACAAGATTAGGAGTGAACATAGAAAGTATTTGCCACAAGAGGCAAGAGAAACAGATGATAGCTATGACGTAAGGCTAAGTAGATCAACAGTAGTGCCATATTTGCAGCGTATTGAAAAGATGCTTTCAGGTATGCTGGTCAGGAAGCCAGTAAGACTTGATGATGTATCAGACTTAGTAAGAGAACAGTTGTTTGATGTTGACCTTGAGGGTAATGATCTCAATGTTTGGTTATATAACACAGCAAGATTAGCAATCAGCTTTGGTCATGTTGGAGTATTAGTAGATGCACCGAAAGAAGGGGATAAGACCAGACCATATTGGGTGACATATACACCAAAAGATATTCTAGGATTTAGGTCTGAGATCATAGATGGCGCAAGGCAACTCACACAGTTGCGTTTATTGGAACAGGTTGTTGAGCCAGATGGAAAGTATGGTGACAAGATCATTAAACAGATCAGGGTGCTTGAACGTGGCAGATATGAGATTCACAGAAAAGATGACAAAAAGAATGAATATAAATTATTTGATGAAGGTGAAATGAGCCTTAAAGACAAAATTCCGTTTGCTATTGCATACTCCAACAGAGTTGGTTACTACGAAAGTCGCAGTCCCTTGTATGACATAGCAGAACTAAACCTCAAGCATTATCAGATACAGTCTGACTTGGATAATATCTTGCACATTAGTTCTGTTCCTATGCTTGCTGTCTTTGGCTATCCAAATGCAGATGAAATAACAACAGGCCCTAATGAGGCACTATCATTGCCACCTGAGTCACGCATGGAATATATCAGCCCATCTGGTGATAGTTATGACAGCCAGTTCACAAGATTGAAAGATATTGCAGAACAGATCAATACGTTATCTTTGGCCGCAGTATTGGGACAGAAGTTAGTAGGTGAGTCAGCAGAGGCCAAGAGGATAGACAGATCACAGAATGACAGCACAATGATGGTCATTGCACAGCAGATGCAAGACTTGATTGATAACTGCCTCAAGTTTCATAGTGAATATCTCAATGAACCTAATGCTGGTAGTTCTTTTGTTAACAGGGATTTTGTAAGTGCAAGATTACAACCACAAGAGATAACATCATTGCTAACATTGTTCACTGCTGGAACTATTACACAAGAAACATTATTAAAACAATTATCAACTGGCGAAGTTCTCGGTGATGATTTTGACGTAGAAGAGGAAGTAGAAAATACACAGCAGGGAGGTTTAACAGAAATAGAACCACCAGAAGAACCTGACCCAGATCCAGAGGAGCAAGAGGAAGAATGATAAATG